CTTAGACGTCGCCCGCCTCTTGAAAAAAAACCCAGGGGTCATATTTTTGGATGTGGTTCTGTGTCATGCTGGCTGGTTAAACTTTTAAACTTAAATCAAATAATAAAAATTATGAAAGGAACTTCCTTTTTCTTAGAATACTACATAGTTAAGATTTAAAAGTTAACAGTTGGGTACATGATACTGTAAATACATTATAAAAGTTTTCAGTTATTAATCCCGAGGATATTACGTGAAAGGAGTAATTCTTATATTTTTCACATGTTTGAAGACATAATTGAAAGCTGGTTAAAGGCTGTGGAGACAGTTCCAATTTTAATAAAAAAATTAAGAAAGGAGATCTCCCTTAGATAGTATGACTCCATAGCCTTTACTATATTTATGAGAAAGGAAACGAAACTGTAAATATATTGGAGCTCTATACTAGTTAAAAAAATAAAAACCCATAGTGGTACTCCTTAAAATAGAGCATATAACTCCATAGATTGTTATTGACTTTTATAGAGTTCCAATATATTTACAAATCGATAGGTGAATAAATATGGGAAAAAGAACAGTAACTAAGACGCCGGAAGGTCGACAGAACATATTAATAAACCTCGCAATAAATCTAGCTGAGAAACAATTACGAGACGGGTCGGCAAGCTCGCAGTTAATATCTCATTTTCTTAAATTAGCAACAGTTAAAGATCAGTTAGAAATTAAGAAACTTGAGGCAGATATAACATTATCACAAGCAAAGGTAAAGTCAATTGAGAATTCATCTAAGTTGGAAGAATTATTATCACAGGCAATAGATGCTATGAAAGATTATGGCGGAGAATCAGATGAAAATTTTGATGATGAGGATTTCGATTAATGAAAACATATTCTGAGCTAATCAAACTGAAAACATTTGAGGATAGATATTCTTACTTGTGTCTTTACGGTAAAGTTGCAGACCACACATTTAATGGTCATCGATATTTGAATCAACTACTTTATAAATATTCTTCAGATTGGAAGCACATACGAAAAGTAGTTATGGAACGTGATAATTTTTTAGACTTGGGGTTACGGGAGATTACAAATTTCGATCGTCTTATAGTACATCATATAGAACCATTAACCATCTATGATTTCAAACATAACACTGATAAGATATTTGACCTGGATAATTTAATAACAACAACCGACGAAACTCATCGTGGAATACATTATGGTAAAAAGATAAATGAAATTATTTTACCTGTGGAACGATATGAGAATGATACAATCCCTTGGAGGTGATTAAATGATTGGTTTTGGAAGTATATTAAGCGGGTTAAATTTTGCATATAAAGCGTATGCTAACTTCAATAGAGTTCAGAATGCAATAAATACAGTAAACGAGGTTTCAAAAATTGGAAACATAGCTGGTAATATTAATCCACAATCACTTCTAAAGATGTCTGAAACAAAAGGACTAGTTCCAGACCAAGCATTAAACCTCGCAGGAACTGTTGGTAGTAGAGTAACTGAAGTTGCAATAAACGTATCTAAAGGATTAGATACAGCGCCTATAAAATCTGGTATAGATGATATTAAGAGTAATGTTGGTGGTTTAGTAAAAGACAATCAAGGTGATATTGAGAAAGGTATAAACGGATTAAAAGAAATGTCGGATGATTTTGGAGTTACATCTAAAATTAGCGAAATCCATAATAAAATGATAAATTTAAAAGAACAATATATCCCAAAGATTAATGATAATATTAATAAATTTAAAGAGACTCCAACTTTAAAAGAACTTGTAGAAATTAAATCAAAGGTTAATAACAAAGTCGAAGATATAAAAAAACAGATAAGCTCTAAAGTTCCTAATCCGGATTCTGTGATTTCAAATGTGGATGATATTTATAAGATGTCAAAACAAGGTAAAGACTTAAAAAAAATAAATAATCCAGAAGCCATGATGAAAGAGCTTGAGAAACAAACTGAGCATATAAACTACGATAGCATTAATATCGATACATCTACATTAGGAATGCCTAACGTTAATGGCGTCGATATTTCTACATTAGAAATACCTAAGATAGATACTTCTGCGATTGAAACACCAAAAATTAGTAATTTAGATATTCAATTTCCAGAAGTTCCAAAAATCGATACAAATGCTATGAAACCTACAATAAACATGGAGGGGATACTAAATGGATTCTATAATTTTAAACTCCCTAAAAAATAAGATAATTGGTAATACAGAAGATGCATCATTTGATAATGAGTTTCTAGACGATATAAATTTTATATTGTCTGGCCCATTATCTCAGATAGGATTTAAGACAGATGTTAAGGTAACATCTGATACTACGTGGGAAGATTTGACAGAAGATAACAAACTTCTTGATGATTTAAAGATATATATACAATTTCGTGTAAGAATGATGTTTGACCCGTCAGCTTCTCAACAGATAAGTAATATCCAAAATGACATAATAAAAGAATCCGAGTATCGAATAATGGTTCATCTAGGAACTAGTTAAAGGTGGTGATATTTCAAAATGTTATCAAATACTGCAGTTCCTAAATACTATGCAGCGTTTAGGGATAAGGTTATTGCTGGAAAGATACCAGTATGTGAGACAATCTCATTAGAGATGAATCGAATTGATGAATTGATTGAAAATCCAGGAGTATACTACGATGAATCAAAAGTAGAAGGATATATAAAATTCTGTGAATCAGAACTCACTAAGTCTGACGGAACTGATTTAAATCTTCTCGATACTTTTAAACTGTGGGCCGAACAAATCTTCGGTTGGTATTATTTTGTTGAAAAGACAATTTATGTTCCAAATCCAGATAATAGAGGCGGCCGATATATAAAAAAGAAAGTTAAAAAGAGATTAATAAATAAACAGTATATCATAACGAGTAGAGGTTCTGCTAAAACGGTTTATGTATCAACAATACAGGGATATGGTCTGATTGTCGATAAACGCACTACTCAGCAAGTTACTGTAGCGCCAACCATGAGGCAGGCTGAGGAAACAATGACCACCATAAATACCGCAATAACTAGAGCCAGAGGACCTCTGTTTAAGTTTTTAACAGAAGGTAATATTAACAATACAAATGGAAATCGAATAAACAGAGTAAAATTAACAAAGACTAAAAAAGGAATCGAGAATTTTATGACTAACTCTTTATTAGAGACTAGACCAATGAGTGTTGATAAACTTCAGGGATTCCAATATAAGTATGCTTCAGTCGACGAATGGTTATCCGGAGATATAAACGAGGATGTTATCGGCGCACTTGAGCAGGGAGCATCTAAGGTTCCTGATTGGCTTATATTGGCTATCAGTTCTGAAGGTACAGTCCGTAACAGTGTTGGAGACTCAATAAAGATGGAACTAATGGACATCCTTAAAGGCGAATATATAAACCCTCACGTTTCGATATTCTGGTATAAACTAGATGACATAAAAGAAGTTGCGGACCCAAATAAATGGCTAAAAGCAAGCCCGAATCTTGGATATACTGTGGATTATGAGACATATCACGCCGAGGTTAAGCGTGCTGAAAAAGTCCCATCAACAAGAAATGATATGTTGGCTAAAAGATTTGGAATTGCTGTTGAAGGTTACACATATTACTTTTCATACGAGGAAACAAAACGTAGTAGATCTAGAGAGTATTGGAATTTACCTTGTGCATTAGGAATCGACTTGTCTCAGGGTGATGATTTTTGTGCTTTTACATTCTTATTCCCGTTGAGAGATGGTAAATTTGGAATAAAGGCAAAAGCTTATATTTCAGATAGAACAATGAAACGACTGAGCGTAACAAACACCGCAATGAAGATGAAGTATGAAGAATTTCTTGAAGAAGGAACTCTTACAGTTATGGATGGATCAGTACTTGATATGATGGAAGTGTATGAAGACATTATAGAATACATTGATAATTCAAAATACGCGGTTATATGTCTTGGTTATGATCCGTACAACGCTAAGAACTTTATAGAACGATGGAGTCGAGAAAATGGAGAGTACGGAATTGAAAAAGTTCCACAGGGAGCAAAAACTGAATCTGTTCCCCTTGGCGAAATAAAAGCATTATCAGAGGATGGATGTCTCTTATTTGATCAATCTATAATGAGCTATTCAATTGGGAATTGTATAGTCTTGAAGGATAGTAACAACAATAAAAAATTGTACAAGAAAAGATCTGATCAAAAGATAGATAATGTTGCCGCATTACTTGATGCGTATATTGCTTATAAGGCTTATCAGGAGGATTTTTAAGAGAGGAGATTTAACTAATGTATATAATACAAAAAAAAAGATGATATTTATCATCATGGCGTAAAAGGTCAGAAGTGGGGAGTACAACATGAAAAAGCATATCAAAAACTCAATAGAAAAAATAAAAAGAGATTTGAAAACTATCATCAGCTAGAAGAACACGCCAAACAAGTATTAAAATATAATAAACAACAGTATAAATATCAAATGCGTAGAGGAACAGATGCAATCGGTAAAGCTCGTAGATTTGCTTTATTGTCTGTTTTAACATTACCGATGCCGCCGGTGTCTAGTCATCTCCGAGAAAAAGCAAAGGAAAATTGGAAAGAATTTAGGGAGGCTACAGACTTTGCTAAAGTTCTACACAGAGATTATAAGGATATAAACATGGCCAGAAAAGAAGTCAGAAAAGCTCTGAATAAAATAGTAAATAAAGCATTAAGAGGCGATACGATCGGCGCTGATGATTTCAGAATTAAAGAAGTGAAACATGCTTAAAAAAAAAAAGAAAAGGGAGGTTTAATTAATGTATGTGATAGTTAAACCAGGTAATGATATTTATCATCATGGTGTTAAAGGTCAGAAGTGGGGCGTCATTACAAAGATTAAAGATTACATGGCTAAACGTAAAGCCATAAAAGCTGAGAAAGATAGAAGAAAAACAATAAGACTGGAAGAAAGTCATAAGAAGCAAGGAATTACAAAGGCTGAATTAGATCATTTAGAGACCGCCGAAGATGTTTACAGGTATAGAAATAATTTGTCTACGAATGAGTTAGGTATGGCCTTAAATCGCGTAAAATGGACAAAAGAAATAAAGAATTTGAGAGCTCAAGAGATATATAGTAGATCAACGATGGCTAAAGTAGATAAGCTTATGCAAAATGCTAATGCAATTGCCGAATATACTAACTCGGCGACTAAAGTATATCAATCTATTAAGAGTGCAAAGAATATGCTTGATCAGTATTCTAAGAAAGCATCATAAATTATTAACGGGAGGTTTAATAAATGAATTACATGGTAATAAAACAAGGTGATGATGTATATCATTTCGGAGTACCAGGTATGAAGTGGGGCGAAAGACATGCAGCTATGAAAAAGATGGATAGGTCAGAGCGTCGCCAGTTTAAAAAAGATTTTAAGGCTGCTAAGAAACAATACAAGGAAAATAAAAGATCAAAAAATGAATTGGAATATCTTGAAAAAGATATAAAGAGAACTGATAAAGAACATAACCGATTGAAATCAAAGTCAAATCCTCTTAAACATCCGTTCACCTGGAAAGAGTATATAGAAGAAAGAAATACGATGTATAAAGAGCTGTTATCAAAGTATACGGCTAGAGATTTGCTTACAATGAAATCAAAAGATGGAAACGATCGATTCATTAAAGCTAGAGAAGACTTGAATAGAAGAATACAAGAGGCTTTGGCGAGGCCAGATGAGAAATAGAGAAGAGCTCTCGGTGAAAGCTGGTTTTAAAAAAGGAGGAAAAATCCTAAATGGGGATTATAAACAGATTTAAAAGTGGATGGGATGCTTTTAGAGGAAGACATCCAACAGATAATAATGACCCAACGGTAACTTATAGCTTCGTTCCAGATAAACCTAGACTTTCTGGTGGATATAACCGGACGATTGTCAATACTATTTATACTAAATTATCAGTTGACGTAGCCTCAATCACAATGCGTCATGCCATAGTAAATGATGATAAACAGTTTGTAAAGAGTGTTGAACCGTCAAATTTAGATTATCTCCTAAATCGAAAGGCAAATGCAGATCAAACATCAAGAGAATTTATTCAAGATGTTGCATTAACAATGTTTGAAGAAGGAGTTGCAGCTATAGTCCCTGTGAATACAGACGTGGATCCGATTACCAATGAAGAATTCAAAATCAACGAGTTACGAGTTGGCAGTGTAAAAGAATGGAAAGTTAATTCAGTTACTGTAGAAGTGTATAACAGTTTAACTGGTATACGAGAGTTAATAACATTACCAAAAAGAATAGTTGCTTTGGCGTATAATCCATTCTATCAGATAATGAATGACTCAAACTCAATAAGTAGGAGATTGATTAATGTCTTATCTGATATAGACCTCCAGAATTCAAAGAATAATCCTAGAAAGTTAGACATTATAATACAGCTTCCATATTCTACGAAGAGCGATCTACGAAAAGAAGAAGCTGAAAAGAGAAGATCAAACATTGAAAGGCAGCTTAACAATTCTCAGATGGGTATTGCTTATATTGACGGTACTGAAAAAATAATACAGCTTAATCGATCCCTTGAGAATAATCTGTTACAGCAGGCTAAAGACCTAACTGATCAGTTATTTAATCAGCTTGGATTTACAAAATCGATATTTGATGGAACTGCTGGGGAAGCGGAAATGCTAAATTACTACAATAGGACTATCTTACCAATTGTTTCCGCAATATCTGAAAGTATGGAGGTTAAGTACTTAACTGACGCTGATGTCTATAAAAGACATGAGGCTATATACTGTCATAGAAGTGTATTTAAGCTAGTCCCAGTTAATGATCTCGCTGAGATAGCAGATAAGTTTACCAGAAATGAAATTCTCACATCAAACGAGATTCGAGCTATTATTGGAATGAGACCTTCCGACGATCCAAAAGCTAACGAGTTAATAAATTCCAATATTGCTTACGGGCAGTATGAAGGCGAATCTCCGGAATACGACTTTGATCTTGAAGAGAAGGATTATGAGTCGATGACTGATGAAGAATTAGAAGCCGAATTAAGACGAATCGATGAAATGGAAAGGAAACTGAATGGATGATGCAAAACAATACAATATTGGCACATGCGTATTCCAGTAAGTACTATGATCCAGTAAAAGCTCATGAGTATTATATGAAAAATAGAGTACTCAAAGGCAGACAGCGAAGAAGTCTTAATGAGGAAGGTAGATTAACTGAGCAATACGCAAAACGGCAAATCGACGATGATAAGAAGCGAAAGATAGCGGCGAGTCTATCCAATATGAAGAGTAAAATTCAAAATATCCTAGAAAGTAGGAGAAAAAATGTAGAACTTGCCAGAGCCGAAGATGACAATAAGAATAAGTCTAAACAAGAAGAAACTTCTAGACTTATTGCAGAGAGAACTAAAAGATCTATCGAGAAAGTCGAAGATCTTAAAGAAAGAGAGTCTGAACAAACCGAAAAGATATCTAAGGACCTTAACTCAAGAGTTAACGTTTTAAAATCTAGACTTAAGAATATGCCAAAAGAAGAAAAGAGTAAATTCTCAGAGCAGATAAATGATGAAATAATATCGTTAAAGAGTCAGGGAAAAGAAGCTATATTTGACATTAAACAGAAGACAAGCGCAGAAGCTTCAGGAATTAAATCTGACTTAAAAACTGCGAATGCTGCCGACAAGGATAGCCTAAAAGTAGCAAAGAATACCTCTAGAAATCAGCTTAAGCAGATAATTTCTTCTTTAACCTCACAGTCTAAATCAGAAGTTGACTCAGTAAAAGAGAAACATAAAAGTTACGTTGATAAAGTGAACAGTGATGCAAAGATGGCTTCCGAAAATGTTCACAGAGATTTAATGCGTAATGAGAAGTTCTTAGAAGCTGTAAAAGCTAAGAAAGGTAGATCTGGAAGGTCTTCTAAAGCTAGAAAGAAAAAGTCTAAAGAAAAGAAGTACTTAAATACTGATTTAATGTAAGAAAGGAGAATATATGAATTTCGATTTTAGTGGATGGGCTACTAAAAATGACTTAAAGTGTAAAGACGGTCGAACTATTCGTAGAGACGCTTTTAAAGTCAACGATGGAAAACGAGTCCCATTAATTTGGAATCATCAGCATGGGGATCCAAGTGCTGTTCTAGGTCATGCATATTTGACAAACCGAGATGAAGGAGTTTGGGCAGATTGTGCATTTAACAAAACCCAGAATGGTAAGGACGCATATGAATGTGTCAAACACGGAGACGTAGAGGCATTGAGTATTCATGCTACTGATATCATTCAGGAAGGTGGGGATGTATTACACGGCGTTATAAGAGAAGTATCTCTAGTATTGGCTGGTGCAAACCCCGGAGCATTTATTGAGAGTGTATTCTCTCACGGATATCCAATCGACGAAAGTGATGAAGAGTGCGTTATATACAACAATGAAAACGTATTTATCTCACATTCAGATAAAGGCGAAGAAAAGCCTGAAAATTCAAAATCAACAAAGAAAGAGGAGGATTCAGAAGTGAGTAAACCTGAAGAGAAAAAAGGAAAGACAGTTGCTGAGGTTATTGATGGTATGACTGAAGAGCAGAAAGATGCTGTTGCTATATTATTAGCAGAAGCTACTGGCGGTTTAGATGATGAAGACGATGACGAGGAAGGAGACGATATGTCACATAATATTTTTGAAGGTGGAAGAGAAACCGGAATGAATGTTTTAACACATTCTGAGGAAGTTGCCCTTATTGAGGCTGCAAAGAGAACTGGCTCCCTTAGGGAAGCAGTAACTGAAATGTTCGACGGAGATATTACACATGCCATCCCAACAACTGGTATGACCGTTGGAACCGGAACAAACACATATGGTATTAAAGGTACTGATCAGTTATTCCCTGATGCACAGGTAATTGATGGAGTTCCTCAGTTTATATCAAGAAATATGGACTGGGTTCAGAAGGTTATGGGTTCTGTTCGTAGAACTCCTTTCTCAAGAGTTAAGTCTGTGTATGCTAACATAACCGAGGATGAAGCAAGAGCTAAGGGTTATATTAAGGGTAAGGAGAAGAAGGACGAAGTGTTCACACTTCTTAAGAGAACAACAAACCCTCAGACAGTTTACAAGAAGCAGAAGCTTGACAGAGATGACATTGTGGATATTAAGGATCTTAATGTTGTTCAGTGGATCAGGATGGAAATGAGAATGATGCTTGAAGAGGAAATTGCTAGAGCTATTCTCATAGGTGATGGTCGCCAGTCCCATGAAGATGATAAGATTCAGGAAATTAACATTCGTCCAGTATACAATGATGCCGACTTGTTTACAATTAAGTCGCTTATTAAAGTTACAGCATCAACTACTGGTCATGAGAAGGCTAAGTTATTTGTTGATGAATGCGTAAGATCCAGAAAGAAGTATAAGGGAAGCGGAAACCCAACGCTCTATACTACAGAGGATATGCTTACAGAGATGCTGCTTCTTGAGGACACTATCGGTCATAAGCTTTATAAGACAATTCAGGAACTCGCAACTGCTCTTAGAGTTTCAGAGATTGTTACTGTTGAGCCAATGGAAGGTCTTAAGTTAGATACTAAGGAAGTTGCCGGTATCATTGTAAATCTTGCAGACTACAATGTTGGTGCTGATAAGGGCGGCGAGACTACTATGTTTGACGACTTTGATATCGATTTTAACCAGTATAAGTATTTGATCGAGACTCGTTTCTCAGGTGCGCTCATTAAGCCATTCTCAGCAATAACACTGGCATTTGATCCTAGCTAAAGAATTCAAAATGGAGGTAATCTGATATGAGATATAGTGGGAATGTTGGATTTAACCAGGAGTCTATAGAGATTGAGCCGGGTGTGTACGGTCCTGGCGGTTTGGTTGAACGACATTATATTGGTGACGTATTAAACCTTAAACAAAATATTGATACCTCTAACACAGTTAACAGCAACATAAAGCTGAATCAACGTGTTAGCCTCATATCAGATTTCTTCATGAGGAATAATATTCAGAATTTGGCTTATGTCGAGTATATGAAGGTTAAATGGAGACCGAGATCCATAGAGATATTACCACCTAAAGTAATAGTTGATCTTGGGGAGGTATATCATGAATAAAAAGAGACTAAAGCTGCATCAGATGCTATGTGATATTCTAAAAAACCCAAAACGAGTATATTTTGTTACTCCTGAAGGTTTTAAGATGGAATATCCATGTTTCAAATATGAACTTGATTCTATTGATGCTGATGATGCAGATAACAAGAAGTATATTAAAAAGTATGCTTTTAAAGTAATATACGTATCAAAAACTGTCGATTCGGACATAATTGATACTATGTTAGATCTCGAAGGTTGTCAGTATCTTGATTATTTCATATCTGATGGTCTTCATCATAATGTTTACAAAATAACTTTATAAACAAGGAGGAAAATAGTAAATGAGCAAATTAAAATGGCATAGCGTTGGCGAGAAGTTCTTCGAGACTGGCGTTGACAAGGCGGTTCTTTTCCCAATGGATAAAAACGGAGCATACAAAGAGGGTATTGCTTGGCATGGTGTAACAGCTATAAATGAGTCTCCATCTGGTGCAGAAGTAAGTAAGATTTATGCGGACAATATTAACTATTTGAATATTAGATCTGCTGAAGATTTCAAGGCTACAATCGAGGCCTACACCTATCCTAAGGAATTCGAGAAGTGTGAAGGCGTTGAAGAAATTATCCAGGGTGTTAAGGTTGCAGCTCAGAACAGGATGCCTTTCGGTCTTGCTTACAGGACCAGAATCGGTAATGACGTCGATGCAGAAGTTGGATACAAGATCCACATTATTTATAATGCATCCGCGGCTCCATCTGCAAGAAATAATAATACAGTTAATGAAAACGTTGAGGCAGCTAAGTTCAGCTGGGAGCTTTCAACAACTCCAGTTGCAGTAGAAGGCAAGAAGCCTACAGCACATATTGTTATTGACTCAAGAAAGGTTGATGCTGAGGATCTTAAGGCTATAGAGAATATTCTTTATGGTACAGATACTGCGAATTCAAAGATTATTCTTCCAGATGAGTTTAAGACAATAATGACTGTTGCGGCAGCAAAGCCAAACCTTGGTGTTGCAGAGTAAGAATTTCAAAATAAGGCTGAAAGACCCATTAGATTTTATTCTTTTGGGTCTTTTTTAATTTAAAAACTGATTTAAGAAAAGGAGATAAAACCACTATGCATAAAGAAACGATAAATTATGTTGATTACAATGGTACTGAAAGATCTGAGGACTTCTACTTTAACATGAATAAGGCAGAGGTTATTAAATGGGCCACAAACAAGGATAATGCATATTTACCTCAGACAATCCAGAGACTCATAAATGAGGGTGATCTTGGTAGTCTATATGATATTTACACAGACCTGGTTAAACAGGCATATGGTGTTAAATCTGATGACGGTAAGACATTTATTAAGGATCCAGAAATTGTTCAGAGATTCATATATTCTGAAGCATATTCTGTATTATTTACTAAGATGGTAAGTGATCCGGAGTACATTATTACATTCATGACAAATGTTATGCCTAAGGATGTGCAGGAAGAAATGATAAAAGAAATAAACAAGCATACAACAGATGGCACGGCTCAGGATTTACTACAGCCAGCCACCTGATAAAAACATAAAAGAGGTGATCAGAGATGCTCAAGATAAATGTTAAAGGTGGAGAATATTTTGATGACGACACTCAGCAGTTCATAAATGTTAAAGACACTACATTAAGTCTTGAGCATTCTCTTATATCTATAAAGAATTGGGAAGCTAAATGGCATATTCCGTTTCTTCACACAGAACAGTTAACTAGAGATCAAATCTTAGACTACATTAAATGTATGACTATAACCAGAGATGTGAAAGACGAAGTCTATAAATGTATAACTGAAGATCATATTTCTGAGATTACCGAATATATGAAAGACCCAATGACAGCTACATGGTTTAATGATAATAAAATCATAGGTAACAAAATTGGTACAAATGAAATCATAACTGCTGAAATTGTGTACTATTGGATGATAATTCTAAACATACCAGCTGAGTATCAAAAATGGAATATTCAACAGTTGTTAACTTTGATAAGGGTTATAAATGCAAAAAGCGAACCAGAAAAGAAACAAGAAATCAACAGAGACTGGTTAGTTGATCGATCAAACCTTAATGAACGAAGAAAGAAAGAGTGGGGGATTACTGACTAGGAGGTGAAAATTCAAAATGGGAATATTATATGAAGTCAGTGATGGAGTTATTGATAGGCTAAAACACAGATTAGCTGTAAACCATAATAAAACAGAAGCGGTACTCAGAAAGTATGGAGAACTGGCAGTGTCGAAATTGAGTGCTCAAACCCCAAAAGATTCAGGAATTACTGCTAGCTCTTGGAAATACGAAATTGTAAGGTTGAATGGAGAATTAGATCTTAAGATAAGCAACTCAAGTATGGCGGCTGGGGATTCTTTACCAGTTATAAAACTCATAAAATACGGACACGCAACTAGAAGCGGCGGTTGGGTTCCTGCTAACAATTTTATAACGCCAATACAAAGAGAAGTTTTAAAAGGAATAAGTAGTGAATTGAACTTGGATATTGTAGGAGATGACTAATATTTTTTAGAATTGGAGGTTATATTTAAGATGGGAAGAAGTGACGATTATGTTATAAAGATGCGACTTGATGATTCTGATTATTCCTCCAAGGCAAAAAAGACAGTAGAATCTCTTGATGAAATAAATAAAAAAGCCAAAATGAAAGATGCTCAAGATGGCTTTAAAAACCTTAACAAAGAAATACAAAATACAAAAATGTCAGGCTTAGCTGGAGCTATTAAGAATATATCTGATAGATTCACAAACATGGGCGTCATTGGCACAGCAGCGTTAATGCGTATAACTAATGAAGCAATAACTGCAGGAACAAGACTGATTAAAAGTTTGACAATCGACCCTATTAAGTCTGGTTTTCAAGAGTACGAACTAAAGATGAACTCGGTGCAGACGATCATGGCTTCTACTGGAGAATCTGTTGGTGTTGTAAATAAGCATCTTGAAGAATTGAATAAGTATTCAGATGATACTATTTATTCTTTCTCGGATATGACTTCATCCATTGGTAAATTTACCAATAATGGTGTAAAACTTAATGATGCAGTAGCTGCTATAAAAGGTATTGCGAATGAGGCAGCGTTATCTGGAGCTAATGCAAATGAAGCAGCGAGAGCGATGTATAATTTCTCTCAGGCATTATCAGCAGGTTCTGTAAAACTTATCGATTGGAAATCTATTGAAAATGCCAATATGGCGACTAAAGGTTTCAAAGAAGAACTTATAAAGACAGCATTAGAGCTTGGTACAATTAAAAAGAAATACAAAGGTTATGAAACCGTAACGACTGATGCAGCTGGTAAGACTTCTGACTTATTTAATGCTACAAAGCACTTTAATGATTCCTTGTCTCATCAATGGATAACGACTGATGTCTTAACTAAAACACTTGCTCGATACGCAGATAAAAATACAGATATTGGTAAGAAAGCTTTTGCAGCAGCGACTCAAGTAAAGACCTTATCAATGGGTATGGATACTCTTAAAGAAGCTGCACAGTCTGGTTGGGGCGAAACCTATCAGATTATATTTGGTGATATCAAACAGTCGGTTAAATTGTGGACTGGGTTTACAAATGCAATTGGCGGGTTGATAGATAAGTCATCAAGAGAAAGAAATAAATTCCTAAAACAGTCTTTAAGTAGTGGTTGGGAACAATTTGTTGGAAAAGTTCCTGATGCTAATAAATTTAAAGAAGCATATATCAAAATCGCAAGAGAAAAAGGTAAATTTAAAGGACAAAGTAAAGAAGACTTAGATGACACTTTTACATTTTTAAAGACTCTTGAAAAAGAAAAAGTATCAAGAGAGGATATATCTAAGGCTTTAGAGCAGCAGTATAAGAGTCTTAATAAGAAGAAAGATTCTCAACTTATTGAGATGGGATATACTAAGTCACAAATCAAAGATATTAGAGAGAAGACGCTATTAGATAAAAAGAATATTAAACAACTTGACGAATATGTTAAATTGATGAATAAACCATCTGGAAGAGATAATATATTTGCTTCAATATATAATATATTCAAAGCAATTCAGTCAGTTATAAGACCAATAGACAAAGCGTTTAAAGAGACATTTAAATTGTCAGATTCCGCAAAGCATTTATTTAGTTTTACTGAAAAATTAAGAGACTTTACAAAAGGTCTTATTCTATCAAAAGATGCAAGTCTGGGATTACAAAAGATATTTAAAGGTATTTTTACAGCTTTCAAGAATGTTGGTGGAATAATATCAACAGTATATAACGGTCCAATAAAAGCTTTAGTTGGTCTGTTCGTTGAAATAGGAAAGAAAGTATTACAAGCAGGAATTGATATTGGCGCTGGATTTGCTGATGTTGGATCTGGAATACCTTCAATCGTTAATCCGATAGAGACTGTATCTGAAAAAATGACCAATTTTATAAAAGGTATAACAACGTGGGTTAGTAAATTTGATGTTTCAGCACTAAATATCAGAGAAAAAATAAAAATAATTTCTGAGTTTATTAAAAATTCATTTGAGAATGCTAAGGAACAATTTATAAAATTTAAAGATTGGATAATATATCAATTTTCAAATTTCCCAATAAAAGATATATTGCTTAATGCTTTTGGGGTAGTAGAAATCTATGGGGCTTTTAAGATGTTTAGTGCAATAGGAAACATTGTTAAATCAATTCTAAAACCAATGGATGCATTAACAAATGTTCTTGATGGATTGACAGGAGTTGCTAGCTCTGCTAAAAAAGTACTTGATACATATAGTGAAAAAATAAGAGCAGAAATTCATAAAGACAAAGTAAAAATTATATTGGCATATGCAGCTGCGATTGCTCTTGTCGCCGGATCAATATGGTTGATTGCTCAGTTACCGACGGATAAGTTATTAGTCGCAGGTGGAGTTATCGGAGCTATAACCGCTATAATTACTTTTGGACTTACAAAGATATTAGATTCAAAAGCTAAATTAAATGAATCGACTGATGTTTTAAAACAATTAGGCGAAGGATTAAAGATTGCGGCAAAAGGATTTCAAGCAAAGATGCTCGGAAGTATGGCTAAAGATATTGGAAAAGCCATATTAATGCTTGTTGGTGCAATTGCTGGATTATTCTTGATGAGTAAAATCGACAAGAAAGCCGCGGATGATGCGATGACTAAATTCTCAGTTATATTAGCTGGAATTGTTGGAATATTCGTCTTTGCAAATATAAAAGCAAAAGACTTTAAGAATCTTGTTGGAATTGCATCGATTGCTGCATCCTGTATGGCTCTAGCTTCAGTACTTGGAATAATAGTATTACTTGTTTCAAAACTGAATAAACTTCAAATTAATGATCCGATTGCTTTCGGAATTAAATTTGTCATAATAGCTGCGGTATTCCTCGGTATAAAAAAAGCAGCAGAGAGTATGAAAGGTTTGGATGGTGCTAAGATTAATGCCGGACCAATACTCAAAATGGCAGCATCTCTTCTTGTAGTTGTTGGAGCATTAATGTTACTGGATAAACTAAAGATATCTTTGGATCTTGTAATAAAGATCGGCATGATGGGTGTTATATTTGCAGCGATGTACCAGATGGTCAAAAAGATGAATACAATTAATTCATCAAATTCAAAAGGTCAGTTTGGGCAATTGATTGGGCTTGCTTTATATTCAATACTTATTGTTGGAGCTTTAAAGCTTTTAGATTCTATGAGTATTGGATCACTTGCTAAGAGTATATTTGCTCTTGGTGGTGTATATATTGCACTTGGTAAAGCAACCAAACAAATGAAGACTGGAGCTACGCCAGGTGATGCTTTGGTTATTTTGGCGTTGGCAGTATCGTCAATTGTGCTATGTACGACTTTAGGACTTCTTAATCAATTTGACATACCGTCATTAGCTAAGACCATTACTGCCTTATATTTCATGCTTCAAGGGGTTGGATCTGCGGTAAAGAAAGCATCTGCAAATCAAGCAGGAGATAATCAATACAAATCAATAATTGCAATGGTCGCAGTAACGCTTGGTGTTGCGTTCTCATTAAAGATGTTAGCAGATATAGAGTGGGATAAACTTTTAACCGCTGCTGGAGCATTGAGCGGAACGATGTTGGCAGTTGGTAAATCACTTCAAATTGCGACCCAGAATAATGTCGAAATGAAAGACATGTTAAGTTTTCTTGCAGGAAGTTTGATGTTAATACCAATAGTGTTATCTTTAAAAACATTATCAGAGGTTGACCCATCAAACTTATTAGCTTCAGCTGGATCTTTAACTTTAATAATTGGAGCTTTAGCTGGAACATTTTTCCTGATAAGTAAAACACAAATAGATATTGTTCAAATGGGTGTGTTTGCTTTAGCTGCAACGGCAACATTGATACCAGTTGTCCTTTCGCTGATGGCTTTAAAGGATATTCCTTTTGAACAGTTGATAGGAGTAGCTGCTGCAATTGATGCCGTAATTGCTGGATTAGCCGTTGCAGTGATTTCAGCTTCAGTCGCTGGAAAAGCTGGGTTCTCTGCTGGCGTACAAGGTCTTGCATTAATGGAGACGGCTCTTGTTGCACTGACTGCAACTCTGGCTGCGTTTGGTGCAATATTTGATGATCCAAATACTCAAAAGCTACTTCAAAATGGCGTTAAAGTATTCGAAGCAATCGGAGACGCAATTGGTGGGTTTGTCGGTCATATTATTGGCGGGTTCGCAAAAGGAGTAACTTCAGCTCTACCACAAATTGGAAAAGACCTTGCAGACTTCGGTAATAATCTAAAACCATTCTTCAGAACTGCCGGAGGAGTTGACGAACGAGTAACTAGCTCGATTAAAAACTTAGTTGAGGTCATGTTGCTCTTAACTGCTAATACTTTACTTGATGGTATTGCAAATTTCTTTGGTCTTGGAACCAAAAAGCCACTTTCTGAATTTGCTGACCAGTTAGTTGAGTTCGGTCCAAAGATAACACAGTTCTCAAATAGTCTTGGTAAAATAGATGCTGCAAAAGTTCAAGCTGCGTCAATGGCTGCCATGATGATCACAAAGGTTATAGATGCTTTACCAAGAGAAGGAGGATTCCTTCAGAAAGTCATTGGTGAAGCAGGAAATCTTTCTAAGTTTGCAGAGGATTTGACAAAATTTGGACCATCAATATCCATATTTGCAGGACAAGTACAAAACGTTAAAAAAGAGCAAGTCGAAGGTGCAGTAAATGCTGCGATTATGGTTACAAAGATTATAGATGCACTTCCAAGACAAGATGGATTCTTACAAGACATAATTGGAAATCAGAGCCTTTCAAAATTCGCTACTGAACTGACATTATTTGGACCTTCAATCTCTATGTTTGCAAAACAGGTACAAGATGTTAAAGCCTCTCAAGTTGAAGGAGCTAAAACAGCAGCATTAATGATGACCGAGGTTCAAAAGGCATTAGAACCAACAAGCGGCATATGGCAAAGTATAGTTGGCGAGAAAGACTTAGCTGGATTTGCAGCAGCTCTTAAAGCCGCGGGTCCGAACATTAAAGACTTTGTTGATAGTGTTACTGGCGTTGATGCATCGAAAATGGAAGGTGCTAAGAAAGCCACTGAAATGATGATAGAGACTGCCAATAAATTATATGACGAAGGTGGCGTGATTTCATTCTTTACTGGAAGTAAAGTTGATTTGGCTGATTTTGGAGAGGCGTTGGCTTCTTACGGAGAATCGCTGGTTGAGTATAATAGCTCAATTGCAACCTTAAACCCTTTAAAATTGATGGCGTTTACAAGATTCTTAGATGGTCTTGTGGATGTTGCTTTAAAAATGCAGGGTCTGGAACAGGGTATTGGATGGTTCATAAACGACTTGAACAATGCAAGTGTAGATAACATAAAATCTATATTAGAAGCATTAAACCCAGAACTTGCAAAATCGGCAATATCAAATTTCATAAAGGCTATCAAAGACACATTCGTTAAGATGGCTGAAGACTTAAGATCATCTGGTCAATTGGCCGCATATTATTTCGCAGAGGGATTAAAAAATGATGAGAAGAACTATATATCTAACGCGGCAAGAGCATTATTTTTATCTGCGAAGAAACAGCTCGTTGACGAGGCTACAATAAACCAATATCGAGAGACTGGTTCCAAGATCGGTCTTGCATATTTGGAAGGGTTCAGTAATAAGTCTGAAGGACAAATGGCGCAAGTTAAAACTCATAGTCAGAAACTTATATCATCCATAATTAAAGCTCTTAATCCACATTCATATTCTGATCTTAAAGATAGGATTTTAAATGTTGGTAAAGATATTGCAAAAATAGTTATAAATGGTATGGGATATTCTGATGTTTTTGAGTATATGAAAGATAAGACTCAACAGTTCATCAATCGTATAGCTTCCGCAATAAAGATGGCTGACCCAGAAGGACTTAAGAACTCTGGTATAGCTGTTGCTAAAAAGATTCTTGATGGTTTTGGCGGAAATGAATTAGACACTGAAGTATCTGATGCAGTAAGTAGTTTAACTGATAAGATTCTTCATGCCATTGATACCGAAGACGGATTCGAAGATGCTGGTAAAAAGAAAGCTCAAGACTTGATTGATGCATATGAGCGAGTTATAAATTCATGGACTCCACCTCAGCCTTCAATGCCTAGTTTAGGATATTCGGCAGGAATTGGGTATGCATCGGGCATTGAGCGTTCATATTCTAATGTTAGTAGTGCTGCTGCAGGAATGGTTCATGCTGCTAAAAAATCTACGAAAAAGACTCAAAAATCCAAATCCCCTTCGAGAGTATTTAGGGAATTAGGTGTATTTGCAGGTGAAGGATATTCTTTAGGAATGACTGACGAATTAGATAATATCCGCAAGTCAGCACAGGAGATGGGTCTTGCTGCAATCGCTGAAATACACAAACTTGGTGTTACCGAGTTTAAGCAAACTTATACAAATCCATTCACAGTGAGTGGTTTCGGTAATGCGGTAGTTCAAGCTCGCTACAATGCTCAGTCTGCAAATCCAATGAATTACGAAAGAACAAATGGAATTCAAAATAGCACAAATACTACAAACAATTCAATAGCACCTACATTTATACAAAATAATTATAGTCCTAAAGAACTTAGTAGATATGATATTTACAAGAATACAAGAAGCCAATTGAATGATATGGCTAGATACATGGGAGGCGTTGCAGGTATATGATAAAGAAAATAACAATAATAACTGAAAAAAGTCAGAAACTTGTTATAACTTTGAATGAACTGGAGCCCTCCCATGGGCTTCTTTTAACTAAAGTAGATGGGCTTGGTCCAGTTACCGCTGAGATCAAAAACTCAACATTACCGATGATGGATGGCGTACTATATAAT